CGGTAATCCAATACATGAATGCTATTTTAAACTTATCACCACGAATAGCTCCGGGGTTGGCTCAAGTTTTACGTCGTTGCGGGACGGTGCTGCCAAATTAGCAATCATACTTCTCTTTGAACATAGCGAGACGCTGGTCATATGTGATCTGAAGTTCGGAACACATGTGGGAGAGGTTTGCTTTTTCGGCAACTTGAATCATTTGCTGACGGCGCAATTCATACTTATCGCGTCCGTGCTGAAACCATTCTCTGAGAGCACCATCAATGTACATGGCGCTCTGGTCTTCGGGGGAAACAACCTTAGACTTCAAAACAGAGTGAAGTGACTTGAAGATAGATGACTCTTGTAGAGCGCCATGGATCAATCCTGTATCAGGGTTGAAGATGTTGTGACGCTTCAAGAAATCGACATCTCTGTCATTCATGTAAGGTGTTGGTTCGGATTCTTTATCAGGCATCGTGAAAACCATGTCACGTTCTGCCAAGAATTGAGCAAAAGAGATATGATTGAACCAGTCAAATCCCTTGCGGACGGAACCAGATACATCATCACCATATGTCATCATCGAACCATTTCTACGGAAAGGTTGAGGAGGGCCGAGTTCGGCAGGCCACATATGAAAATACGCAGAGCGCATCAATAGTGAATTGACAATACAGTTAATGTATACTGTGAGATTTTGTCCTGATGGATTAGATCCACGATGAATGATGATATCGCCATTATAAGAGACACACGCGAACGCAATCTCAGTGGCAATTCCTTTCATAATGAATAATTCCAGAGGAGTATAATCTCCACACTCTTCGGCAATGTTAATCATGCATTTGAATGCAGCAAGAATAAGTGATGCAGGCATCCTTAAATCATACTTACTGTAATCTCCAGCAAATACTCGGTCAGAACCGAATTTTAATATATGCTTAGCGAGTTGGTCCCATTCTGGACCTTGAGCATTTACCCCTACAGCACACTCAGATGTCAATGGGAAGATCGACATAATCCGAGCGATAGGAAGGAAGTATTTACGGATCAGCAATTGGAAAGCAAATTCGCATGCTTGGAACACACGTACTTTCTCCTTGCCTTTCTTAGTAGGCTCATCCTTCACACAGGCTTTGAAAATGGCATAACAACGCTCACCTTTGGCGAGTAATGCTTCCATATTCCTAAACTCTTCCATAATTTCCTCATCACATTCAGCAGGACACATATGGTCGGGATAATCCTCAGGATCTAGCAAGCGAATACAATCGCTTTTAGGGCCAGAAAGAGGAAAGCCTTTGGAAGTACCTTTGGGAATAGCATCAATAAATCTCTTACCATCAATTCCACACAATGATTGCATGTCGTTGAGTGGTTTCAATTCGTTGAATACCATTGCCTTAAATTCATCCTGAAGAAGGACTTCAATTAGTCCATTGCAATAATCTTGTACAGCACTATCAACGAGTGATGGTTCAACACCAGAACTCGGATTAGCAGAGTGCGTTAAAGATTCTTGCCACATTTTCCAAGAGTGAAATTGCGGTGGTCCGAAATCATTTGGTACTCCGGTTACCTCTTCAACAATATCAGAGATAGGGGTAGGAATAACAGAACTCTTGGTATGAGTAGCACGTTGGTTGTTTTGTCCCACATACTCAACATTACTTCCAACAGGAAGATAGTTCAGTGGTGATTTGGGATGTACATCTTGATTGATGATAACTTGCTTGTCATATTTGGTGACGGGAAAGTCTCCGTTCACATGGCAAGGGAAAGTACCCTTCCATTCCTTGTGAGCGTTATGAATTGCTGCTTGCAATTCAAGACGAGTAATGTGCAACGCTTTACCACTAGTATTACCAGTGACGCCACGCAAATGGATGCCAATAATAGTTGGGCGAGCAAACGCGCCAACTAAAGTAGCCATGCACATACCAGTAAAGGTATTGTAAGGTGCATTATATTGGTATCCGGGTCCTCCAGATTCGGAATTTCTGATATAGTTAGCACGAACTAAATCATCTCTCACCTCTCCTGTCTGATCACGATAAATCAAATGAGCAGAACCTGAAGCAGTACATTCATTAGGGAATAAATCCGTAATGTCTTTGTATGGACCGCCTGCCTCAATAGAGACTAAGCAAGCATCTTTTCCAGGAATAGGAATCATGGAATTGACGCTAACAAAGCCCCTGAAAGTGGAATTCAGGTTGGAGGGGTCTCCTTTGGTAACGAGAACTTTCATATCTTTACGATTTTCAAAAATATGTAGCGGCATAAGATACATTGTACCTCCTACAGCTAGGATATCGCAAGATTGTTGAAAGCCATTTTCAACAAATTTGGCGTGAAATAAATTCTTAGTCACACGCGAAACCACTTGTGCTTCTGTCATAGTAGCATTTTTGGGAGTCACGTGAAGGGAGGCTGCAACTGCATTCGCCCAAGGATTAACTTCAGTATCTCGTTTTTCAATTTCTTCTACAGACTCGGGAGCGAGAACTGTCTGCTGTTCATGAACTGTCCTCATCGTAATGACTAAGGAATACAGAACTTTCGCAACAACACAGATAGAAAAGAATTGGACTGCTTTACACTTACGAATGGAAGCAAAAAGATCAGTAGTCACATCTCGCCGAGAAGCAAGTTGATCACACATATCATTCTTCCACTTCGTAAGTACGCTATAATGAATTAAAGCGCACATAACAAATGCAAAGACAATCAAAGAGAGAGAGAGACATCCAAAAGGTACACCAGTTAGACACATAAACAAGAAAAGCGAAATCATATTCTTACGAGAAGTTTGCTCAAGTTCCAAAAATTCTCTAGCATGGTAAACCATGTAAAGTTTCTGGATCATGGGACTCTCTACTACACGCAATGGTAGTCGAACAGAAATAGCGTTCATTGTTGGAGTGAATTTGGTAAATTGCTCTCGGATGGATTCGAATGAAATTTGAGGCAT